CAAAGGAGTAAGCGATGCCGGCCAAGAGCGAAGCCCAGCGCCGGAAGCTTAATGCCACATTTGGGCACGCTGGGTCAAGAAACACGGATTCGACAACAAGGGCAAACTCCCGGCGAGAGTGAAGCCCAAGAAGAAGAAAGCCAAGCGGCGGAAAGGGTGACATGAAAAAGCACACCGGTCACATCCGGCACGAAGACATGGTGGCCCTCCACGCATCGAAGGCCGTCAAGGGCCGCGACAAGCTGGCCCACTCGACACACCACGCGGCCAACCGGGAAGCCGGCATGCCGGAAGGACTCGGGCCAACCGACGAACAGGGCGGGAGCTGCATGCAAGAAGGCGGCGTCGGGATGGCATCGAATTACAAGCATGAGTAAGGCAGGTGTGTCATTGAGAGCAGTTTGACAGCCGCGTTCAATGAAATCCAATCCGAGGTTGCCCTCTTCCTCGGATACGGACGCGGCGCGAACTATAGTGAGCCGGCCTGGTCAACGCAGCAGCAGAACGACATCACCAGTTGCGTCAAGAGCGGCCTGCGGCAGTTCTACTATCCGGCCGCTGCGGAAGGCGAGACCATCCCCCACGACTGGTCATTCCTGAAACCCGTGGAGACCCTGGACCTGCCGGCCTCAACAGGCACTCCGTCAATCGTTGTGGTTCCGGACGATTACGGTGGCTTCGATGGGCCGGTCTCAGTCGTGGCCACGGGTTCAACGTCGCAGCCGTGGCGCATCGAAGACAGGAACGAGCCCCAGATTCGGCAGATGTACTCGGTCTACCCCACGGAGACCGGGCCGCCCCGCTTCATCGCCGAACAGCCGATCAAGGGCACAAGCCCAACGCAGGGCCAGCGATTCCAGTTGATCGTCTTCCCGCAGGCCGACCAGGACTACACCCTCCAGATCAGCTACTACATCCTGCCTGATTACCTCAGTGGGGCGCTCCCCTACGTCTACGGCGGGTCGGCTCACACGGAGACAATCCTGGAGTCGTGCAAGGCGATGGCCGAGCAGTTGCTGGACGACGCGATGAGCGTCCACACGGCCAAGTTCAAGGAGAGGATGCAGGCCAGCATCGGGATCGACCGCAAGCACAAGGCTGCCTCGCTGGGGTATTGCGGGGATCGGAGCGACCTGCGGGGCCGGGGCCTCAATCAGCACTATTGGGCACCGGCTGCCACGTACAACGGAGCATCGTTCAGCTAAGGAGCATACCATGTCGGCGTTTCAAGATTATGTCGGCCAGGGCCAAGCGAACCCCGGTGGCCATTACCGGCTCGGCCTCACGACGGGACTTGTGACCGGCCTCACGGCGAAGCAAGCCTTTTTCTCGCTGTTCTGGGCCAACCCCACGCAATACTTCCGGCTGTTGCGCCTGAAAGTCACGGCCGCCGTAACGACGGCGTTCACCACAGCGCAGCTCTCTGACGTGGCCTTGTACGTGAACCGCGGCGTGTCGGTGGCTCCCTCGGGCGGCACGGCGGTCTTGCCCATCGCGGTCGGCAACAACGTCATGGCCGATACGGGTGTGGCCGCGCCGATGGAGCAGTTGCAGTCCGGGTTCACAGGCGGGGCCATCCAGATTGCGACCACGGGCGCGCTGACGGTCGGTACGCGCGTTCAGGACACGCAGGCCATTGCCTATGACGTGTTCAACATCATCGCGCTTGGGTCGGCCGACCGTTCGCTGCTGTACGACGTGGCAAATGGCCTGGAATATCCTCTGACACTCGGGGCGAATGAGGGCATCGAACTCGTCGTTCCCACGGCCCAGGGCGCCGCTGGCGTTGTGAAGTATTACGTCGATCTGGTGTTCTGCTTCAACAACGCCACCTTCTGAGATTGCCGCAATGACGATCGACGACAGAGCCGAAGAATTCTGGCAGGCCACCAATCAGGGTGGGATGGCAACAAGCAATCCCTACCCAACGGTGATCCCGTCGATCTTCGGCGGCGGCGATGGGGCCAACCCGACGCAGCAACCGACCGGCCAGGGCGTCTTCAAGGGAGACGGCGTTATCTCAATGGGGGCCGGCGGCGGTTACACGTCGATGCGGCTTCTGTTGGTTCCTTATGGGAACGGCGCTGCCGGCGGGACGTTCTCAATGCAGGTTTATCGGTGGCAGCCGACGACAGGGAGCTTCTACGGACGGAAGGGGAACAACAACAAGCTCTGGATTCCCGTTCTGTTGGCCACGTACAACGTCGTGCTTGGGCCGGCAGTGGGAGTCACCAGCTCCGATCTCACGCCCGACTGTTTCTTCGCCAATTCGATCATCTGCACCTACGGCGGGCCGCTTCTCAACGTGACTGGGGCCACCCCGGACAACGTGGTTTACGGCGCCGGTCCGTGCGCCATGATTGTCCAGAGGGTCTACGGCGCTCGATACGTCCAGGTGGTATTCAACGTCGGGACGGCGACCGGCGCGAACTGCCTTTACACGAAGCAATAGCTGCCCATGCCGGCGTAGGCATGCGGACCCGCAAGGGGAAAGAACCAGACGATCAGCACAGGAGCATCCCATGAGCCGAAGATACGACGTACAGGCCGCAGAAGGGCCGGCCGCAGCCCTACACGATTACCGCGGCTACGGCCTAGTGCAAGCGGCCGGCTACACGACTCCAACGAACGGAGTTGTCGGCTATGCTCCTGGCTGTCTCTGGCACAATCTCAAGGGCGGCCCTGGAACGAGCCTCTACGTGAACCTGGGCGGTAACGGCTTCGGAACTAATACTACCGCCCAATGGTACAACATCGAGACCGGCGGCGCTTCCGATCTCGTGACGTTGACCGGGGCCACAACGATTACCCCTCTCTTGCACGCCGGCAAGACGATCATCCTCAACGCGGCGGCTGGATTCACAGTCACTCTGCCCACGGCAAGCGGCTCGGGTAACACCTACCGCTTCTTCGTCGGCACCACGGTTACCAGCGTCGGCGACATCATCGACGCCAAGGTGAACGGCTCCGAAGTCATCTCGGGTATCGCGGTCCAGTCCGGGGCCTCTGGCGCGGCCACCGCGTGGTCTACGGCGTCCAACACGAACAAGATCACGCTGAACGGCACGACGACAGGCGGCATCCTCGGCGACATCATCGAGTTGCAGGACGTGGCCCTCAATCAGTGGTCTCTCGTTCAATTGCTTTCGACCATCACCGGCACGGCCGCTACACCATTCGGTAACCATTAACCGCCTGTTGGCGGCGTGGCCAACGGAGACCCGAACAATGAATGGAAATGGACAGGCAATGCCGGTAATCGGCCGGATCGAGATCATTATGACGGCCAATGGGAACATTCAGGCACAGTTTCAAGTTCCTAACCGGCAGCTGATGAACGCGATGATGGAGACGGCCAAGCAAGACATCCTTGAAAAGCTGAAAAAAGCCGAGAAGCAGAAGGTAGTCGTGCCTGAGCTGAGAATCGACCTGTGAGCCGCGGAGCCGCCACTCCGGGATAAACTCCTAGTCAGGGTTTCGGAGGTTAACGAGAGTAGTCATTTGCTCGTCAGTGACGAAATCGAGTGCGGCGTCAACGGGGGCCGGTGATTCGGGTCACCGGCCCTTTTTCTCTTAGGTGGACGATGGCCAAGGAATCCAAACTCCAGGAGCAACTTGCCGAGGAACTATTCCCCGTCAACGGCCTCAACGTGTCCACCGTCTACGATTCCCAGCCGACCCAGACAACGCCGGTCGGCCTGAATGTGCGGACGTTTGAGACGCTGACACGCCGGGGCCGTGGTGGAGTTCGGCCAGGTCTGTCCCGCTACATCAACGCCCAGGTGAGCGGCTTCAACAAGATTCAGCATCTCACGTACATCGTCGATCCCCAGGCTGAAGCGCTGGCCGGTGGATCTCCGAGCGGAGACCAGACTGCACCGAACCGGAACCTGTTCGGGGGCATGGGTGGGTTTGGACCGGTGCGGTGGCCCATTGAGCCGGGGAGGACGTATCCAACGGCACCGATAACCTTCAACCTGCAATTCGTCGTCGAGTGCATTGGAGGGTTTGACCCCGGCGTTACTTCGACGGGCGCCCTATCGCTCAATGGCAGGCAAATAGTCTCTGCCGTCGCCAATGTTACGGTTGAAGAGCAGACGTTGATCCAGAGTTTCGGGCCATTCACTGCCCAGCTTCGTCCCGCTGGGACAAACACGCTTGTAGTGACTTGGGCAGGTTCCATTGGCTCCAACCCGGAAGGTTTCGCCTATTGGGTGTTTACCAGCACGCCCTACACGAACAATAATTTGCCTTCGCCGGCTTGGTTCGCTCAGAACCCCACAACAACCTTTGCCTTCAGCCAGACGGTGATGTTCTGATGCCGGTAGAAATCCGATCCCCTGAGCGGCTCCAAGCCCTGCACTTCCCACTTGCAGGGATCGATCTGACTAGCGCTTTCTGCAAGCAACCCAACCGGCCGATCTCGGCGTACACCCCACCGGCCACGGGGATGCCAGTCGGTTCAGAGGCTGCCCCGGTGCCCCTGGAGAACTATGTTCGAACGACGGCTCTCGGGTTGAATGTCCGCAGCTTCGAGCCGGCGACCAATCGGGCTCGAGGGGCGCAGCGGCCGGGGTTGAGCCGGTACATCCCGGCCCAGGTCAACGGTGCGAATCTGATTCAGCTCGTGAACATGCTGGTGGGGACGGGTTATGCGAACCCCGGAGGCGGTGTGCCACAACAATCCAACAGCGGCCGAGTCGTAACCGGCGTCGTGGTTTCTCAGGGCCTCGTCTTCGTGTTCGCCTCGGGGGACACGGCCTACACCCCCACCATCAACGCCACGGCCTTCAACCCGCCGCTCAATGCCAACGGCATCATCTACAGCGCGGCCAACATTCAGCAGCTTTGGTTTGCCGACGGCTCGAATTGGTGCGTCTATACTCCATCGACGAACACGGTCAACACCTGGATCGCCTCGGCCGGGGCGCTTCCCGTGGACTCGGCCGGCAACGCCCCGCGGCTCATTTGCACGTGGCGGGGCAGAACCTGTCTCTCCGGGCTGCTGTTCGACCCCCAGGCCATCTTCATGTCCGAAGTCGGCGACCCGACCAATTGGGATTACTCGCCGTTGTCCACGACGGCAATTCAGGCGGTGGCTCTCACGGTGGGCCAGCAAGGGTTCGTGGGGGACGTGATTACCGCCTTGATCCCCTACGACGATGACCGGTTGGTGGTCGGCTCTGACCACGAAATCCATCTCGTCAACGGCGATCCCTTGGCCGGTGGGCAGGTTGATCTCGTGACCGACAAGATAGGCATGGCCTGGGGCGCGGCTTGGACGAAAGACCCATACGGCACGTTGTACTTCGTCTCGAACAAGATGGGCATCTACTCGATGACGCCGGGCCAGGGGGCACCCTTCCGGATCAGCCAGGGCATCGAGCAACTCCTTCAGGCCATCGACACCGGGGCCAACACGATTACGATGCTCTGGAACGATCAATTCCAGGGGCTGCATGTCTTCGTGACGGTGACGGCCGCCAACAGCGTGTCCCAGCACTTCTTCTGGGAACAGCGGACGAATAGTTGGTGGACTGACCAGTTCGCCGGCACCAGTTTCAACCCGCTCTGCTGCTGCACTTTCGACGGGAACACACCGGGGGATCGGGTGGCCCTCATCGGTTCGTGGGATGGGTATGTCCGGTTCTTCGATCCAACGGCCAGCACGGACGACACCTTCCCGTTCACGTCGCAGGTTGTCATCGGGCCGATCCTCACGAAAGACCTGGACGACATGCTGCTCAAGGACGTGCAGAGCGTCATGGGCGAGGACAGCGGCTCGGTGACCTACGAAGTGCTGGTGGGCACGACGCCGGAGAAGGCGCTACTCTCGACCCCGGTGGCGACCGGAACGTGGGGAGCGGGCCGGAACTACACGAACCATGTCAGGTGGGCCGGCCATGCGGTCTACATCCGGATCACGGCCAACAATCCTTGGGCAATGGAATCGTTCCGTTGCCGGCTCAGCACTGAGGGCAAGGTGCGAAGGAGGGGCCGATGAAACTCACTGAACTCGACCCGCACTGGACATGCGACACACTTGGCCGCCACGGGCAGGGACTCTCTTTCGAGTGCCCTGTTCATCGTGACCATCGGCTTGCGGTCCCGTTTGCTAATCCTGTGGACGGCGGCGAGAAAATGACCAGCAAACGTAATTTCTGGTGGCAGCGCACCGGCGAGACGTTTGACACGATGACTCTTGGGCCGTCCATCGACGCGAGCGGCAACCAGGCCGATGTCGGTGGGCCAAACGGATTGAATGTCGGCATGATTCAAACCCCTTGCTGGCACGGCTTCATCACCAAGGGGGAAGTGACATGATCTCAGGCGGAAGCGGCCCGGCCCCCGCAATGGCGGGGACGGGGGGGCTAGGCAGTTATCAGGCGCAATTATCGCAGGCCCAGACTGACTATGGTAGCGTTATTGCGGGTTACCAAAACACTCTGTCTGGTCAGCAGTCAGCCCAGCAGGGCATTCAGTCCGGCTACAACGCCCTCGGCGGCCAGGTGGCGAACACGCTCGGCTACGGCGGCACACCCTGGGGCGTGGCAGCGCCCGCGGCTCAGTCGATCGCCGATGTCTACCAAGGGCAAATGGGCAGTGCCCAGCAGAACCTCATCAACAGCGGCCTCGGCAACTCGACGGTGCTCCAGTCGGTGCAGCGCGGGATCGGGCTGGACGCAGCGAAGGCTTACGGGGGCCTCGGGGCGCAACTGGCCCAGACCTACGCCGGCTACGAGTCGCAACTCGGGCTGGCCGGTCTCAATTATGCGAACCAAGCGAACCAGCAGAACACGGCTCTACAGCAGGCGCAACTCGGGTACATGGGCGCCTACCACGGCCAGGGGTACGGCCAGCGTCAGCCGATGGGCGGCGGCGGGATCGGCGCGCCCAGCAGCGGGGGGAGCGGGCCGCAGGGCATCAAGTCGCCCAGCAGCGGATCGAGTGCCGGTTATCAGCCGCAGTCGAACCAGGGGTACTACGGTGGCCAGCAGTCGGCCTACTTGCCGCTTGACCAGATCAATGTTCCAGGGGCGACCAGTTCGACATCGGGCGGTTACACCGGCGATGCCTACGGCAATCCGACCAACCCAGGCACCATGAGCGGCAGTCCATACGGGGACATCGCCAGCGGCGGCTACGCCAACGTCGATTACAGCGGGGCGTCCAGCGATAACGTCGATTACTAGGAGAACTAATGGCAGCCAACACCAACGCACAGGCAATCGCCTTCGCAAACAACTATGTTCGACCGGCGGCGAATGACATCGTTTCCTGTTATCTGACCATGCTGCGCATGCAGCAGGTATGGACGCAGCAGATTCTCGGGAACGTGATTCCCAATGATGCGAATTTCATCCAGGATGGGGCCACTGTTGCGAGCGGCACTCCAGATGGCCGGGCACCGATTACGGACGCCCAGGTTCAGACGATGATCTCGAACCTGGCAACACTGCTTGCGGCGTTCACAGCCAACAGCAACATAATCTTAAACCAGATGTTACAAATTCAAGTAACCGCACAGTCCCAGGTTCCGTAATGGCCTACACGGATTTCTACGTTCAGAGTGCCGGCAATAATGCCAACAGTGGATCGTCGCCCACAAACACGATCGCTTGGCAGAATGCTTCCGTTGCGTGGACGGGTGGCTCTGGCGGCGGCGGCAACAACACCTTCGTTGTCACAGACGCGACGGCCTCGGCCATCTCGGTCGGCGATTACATAAACATCGGCGGCGGGTGGGTGTCGCAGGTAACAGGTGTGTCGAACGTCGGCAGCGTTTACACCGTGGTCATGTCCACGACGGTAGCATGGGGCACGGAGCCTGCAACGAATGCCTCGATTGGGGCCGTGGATGGTGGCTCTTTTGCTAACATCACGGGGACTATATTCACTGGCTCAACCACTGTACCTTCCAGCACAAGGATCAACATCCAGGCGGCGACTTACACGACAGGCGCCAACTTAAATATCCAACTCAAAGGGACAACAACGGCTCCCGTTTGGTTCCGCGGGTATAACACAACTCCCGGTGATCTTGACAACGGCAGCACGTCCCTTGCTTATCCGTTGTTAAGCCTGGGAGCAACCTTCATATTCAATATGCTTGGGGGTTATGTGTTGTGGAGCGGCTTGTCCTTTAGCGGCAACCGCAGCGGGGCGGCTGTCGGTTCCTCAACAGCTTCACCAATCCGGATAAGGCATTGCCAATTCGCAAACACGTCGTCCAACTCAGCAGCGACGGCATTTTCGGCTGGTGTCGCTGTCACGACATTGGTGAATTGTTCATTCACGACTCCCAGCACGGCGAACGCCATCGTCTCGGTCTCGGCTGGCACGGAGTTCATCAACTGTTATTTCACTGGGGCTTCTTCTGGATCAACCCAAGTAGGCATCGCTAGCGGTACAACCGCGGCCGGGTTAATAATGGCGGGCTGCACGGTTACTGGCACAGGCTCTTATGGCGTCAACTGCACGTCAACAACTGGTCCCGTGCAGATAATCAATTGCACGTTCAATGCGTGCGGCGGGGATTCGATTAGGTTTACCACCGCCATGCCTGGGACGGGCGTGTTGACCATGATCGCCGGTTGCGCTTTCTTCAAGAGCGGTGGCTACGACATCAACAACAGCACTGGAACGAACACGGCCAACGTGGAGCTGGCCGGCAATCTCAGCTACTCACCCACCAGCGGCCACCTGAACGGCTTCGGAGATTGGGCCGAGTTGAATGCTTTGGTCGATAGCAGCGATCCTCGCAAGAGCGCTACGGATTTGCATCTCATTCCAACGAGCAACGGCGCAGGCGCTGGATTACCGCAGCAATGGGAAGGCCAAACGGCAGGGCTGGCATCAACGCCTGATGTTGGGGCGTGGCAACGGCTGGCAGGCGGGTCATCCGGCCCAATCGCACAAATCACAGGGACGCGGGCAAACGTCGTTTTCTAAGGAGTCTTTTCAATGCTTTACACATTCGCCAATGGGCCGATGCAAACCACGGCGGCGTTCGCCAAGGTCACCACGGGCACGGCCGTCAAGACCATGCTCCAGATCAAGGGCACCGTGCCGCTCCGAATCGTCGAGTGGGGCGGCAACTTCGACGGCTCATCGGCCGCCACGCCCGGCCAGGTCGAGTTGATCGACACGGCCGCCATCTTCGGGACCGTGACCGCCTACGTCACGGCCGACATTACGCGGCTCGATGGCGAGGCAACCGCGTTCGGCGATCCCGTGGCCTCCTCGGTCATCTTCGCAGTCGGCACGTCGGCCTCGGGATACACCTGCACGTCGGAAGGCTCCATTGTGGCCGTGCGCAACCTGACCGGCCCCCAGCAGATCGCGGGGACAAACCAGTTCATCGAGCAGTTCCCGCTCGGGTATCGGCCCTTTGTGCCGGCCGGGAATGCCCTGCGCATCCGCAACACGTTCGGCACGGCGGTCAACGCCTACTATTACGTCATCGTCGAGATGTAAGATTACAGAGTCGCCCCCTGAAGGAGAAACCAATGGCCATTCCCGGAATGCAACCCAAAGGCGCTCAGTTCGCCTTCATCGATCCGACCGGCAAGCATCGGTCGCTCACGTCCGACGAGATGCACGATCTCCGCGATGCGGCGGAAGAACATGTGCCACTATTTCACCCGCCGCACAACGCGGCCTGGGACGATCATCATCCGATCGCACGGGAAGTGTGGGAGAAGAAGGGCATCACCAAGGAAAAGGCCGACGCCCAGCGGCAGAAGGTGGCCGATCTGCACAAGCAGCTCGCCGAGGCGGAAACAACGCCGGCGTGAGGTGAGCGATGGCGATCAAAGGGCGCAGGGCGGTCAATCAGCCACCGATCATCCTGCGCCCGATCGGCATCCCCGGCCAGCCTGTCGGTAAACAACTCAGCCCCATCGGGCAAGCCGCTTCTCAGGCCGCAGCAGCCTACGCGCGCAGGACCATACGCAAGGTAATCCTGCGCCAGCAGATTCTCGGCGCGGCACCGTCTACGATTGTCTTCGTTCAGGGCACGTCGGCCGCTTTCGGCAACTCAGCGTCTGCCCGCTCGCTCGCGTTTGTGAGCAACCTGCAACCGCACGATCTTATCGAAGTCACGGTGGCCACGTTCAATCCAGGCATCACACTGGCGCTAACGGACACTCTCAGCCAGACATACCAGCAGGCCGGGAACTACGTGAGCAACGGTTCCTCGATCATCTCGAAGTGGTATGTGCCCAATACGCTCGGGGGCGCGGACACCATCACGGTAACGCCGTCTGGCTTGGCGTACATGACGATCGCCATTGCCGAGTATTCCGGGATTGCTCCGGTCAACCCGTTCAACAGCTGGAGCCTGGGCAACACCGGCAACTCTTCGTCGCCTTCCACGGGCATTACCGCGGTCGCGACACCGGGCGATTTGGTTGTAGGGGCCTATTGCCAGGGGACGGCGGCTCTCGGCAGTGACAGCGTTGCCAGCCCTTTCAACAAGCGTGCTGACCAGTTAAACGGGACGACTTTAGAGGGGCTCGGAACGGCCGACGATCTTGCCGCAGCGGGAAGCGAAGGGGCCACGTTCACGACGTCGACCAGCGTTCTATGGGCAGCGATCGCGGTCAGCTACAAGGCTGGCTCGTTTGTGCCAGGCGGCCCGGCTCCGGGCGTGCAGCGTCCGAATGGGCAAGCGTCGGCGCTGGCAGCGGCGCAGTTCTATCGGCGGCCGGTGTTCAAGGCGAAGATCTTCACGGTTGGGTCACCGGCTCCGGTAGCAGTCATCCAGGAGGCCGGGCGGTTGGCTTCCCAACAGGCTTCGATCATTGCTCATCGAATGCCGGTTCACCCGAACTTGAAAGTTCTCGGGCCGCCGCCGGCCATCGGCAAGCATGTCGAGGCGACTGGCGGCCAGGCCTCGAGAGAAGCGACCAACTATTTCCACCGGCCGCTATTCCGGCCGATTGTCAAGAAGGTGCCGCACTTCGCCATCATCAACACCTTCAAATCGGCCGCTTCTCAGGCCGCAGCCATTCGGCGATACCACGACGTTATCGGCGGCGCGCTGGGGCAGACGACGTTCACGCCACCAGGAGGGCCGCCCGACCAGGGCATTCGCTACTTCGGCCGGTTCGCGTCCCAGCAGGCAGCGGCATACTATCGGCGCGTGACGAGGATGCTCATCAAGAAGCTGGGGGCTCCGAAGGGCAAAGGGGCCACGCTATCGCCCAATCGCCAGGCGATCAATGCGGCCACGCGGATCAGGTTCTTCACCTTCCATGCCGGGATCAATCACTTGCTCAGCTACGGGCCGCCGGTCAACACCGCTCAGACCGGGGCAATCGTGGCGTATGGCCGGTTGGCGTCTCAGGCCGCGGTGCAGTTCATGCACCGGCCGCTGTTCAGGCCCATCGTGCAGACGCCAGGCTTTGCACTCGAGCCTCCCCCGCTGCCGATACCGATCTGGCCGGGGGCAACGCTGGCTCCGCTTCTGAATCGCACGCCAGCGGTTGAGGATCAGCGGCTAAGGAGGTTCACGGAACTGATTAGCGAAATGTACAATTCCCTGGTGAAGCGAGGATACATTCGGAAGACATCGGAAACCCAATGGGCCATACAGACCGGCCCGTTCCAGGGGACGCGGCCACCGGGGATCAATGACGACGTGACCATAGACGCTGTTGTGGGGTCGTTCTGGGTGGATACGATTACAGATGTCGTCTACGTGTGTGTGAGCAACGTGCAGGCGAAGGCCCGTTGGAAACAGATAACGTGAGGCAGTCATGGCCGATGAAACCGCCGGTGCCACCATCTTTGTTAACGGCAATGTGGTGGAAGTAAAAATGGTGTATGACGATGGCGCGAAGTACCTTATCTTCACGTTGACCTCGGCCAGCATGGTCAATGAGTTCATCGCCGGGCTGGTCGAATGCAGGGATGCTATTTGGCCTGATGACGACAAGGGCGTTTTTCATTGATGAGGCAGAACAATGGCCGATGAAACCGAAGAAGAACGCCGGCGACGAGAAGAAGACTTTCAATCCGTGTTGTTACACCAACGCGGCAATGCCGGCCCCAACCTTTCGCCACAAGAATCTTCCGACCGGGCTTTTAATGCGCGGCTCAGCAACCGATCGGCCTTTGGCAATGCCGACCCAAACGAGCCTAACGAGCCCGATGCTGGCGGTGGCGATTGGAGTTACGCGCCGCAACCTCAGGCTGCGCCAGCGCCATCGCAACCGTCTGCCTATGGGGGTGATTGGGGCGGCTATTCTCCGCAGCCAGCAGCGCCATCGCAACCGACAGCTTTCCAGCAACCGGCTCAACCGCAGCCGATGACTCCCGAGCAGCACATGGCCGAGGGCCGGATGCCGCCCGGCTGGTCGCTGCATCACGTCGGGATGAACAGGATGGAGGCCGGGCCGGACACACCGGACACCCGGCTATCCGATCTCAACTACCGCATCCAGTCGATCCAGCTCACTCAACCGGAACAACTCCGGGCCCAGGCGCTTCAGCAGTCAATGTCCGGGGTGGATGAGGCCATGCACCGGGGGGACCTGACGCCGGAAGACGCGGGCCGGTTGAAGCAGCAGATTCAGGCCCAGGGTGAGCAACTATGGGCGCGGCAGGGGTCGTTGCCGGAAATGCTGGCCAAGCAGAAGTTCTTACAGCAGCAGAAGGAAGCCGCGCATGTGCAGGCCATTTTGAGCGAGAACGCGACCGAAAGGGCGGCCAGGGTACGGGCCAACACGGTAGACATGGGAAACGGCAACTCTATCTACGTTGGTCACGACGGCACCGATACCGTTGTGAGGCACCAACCAACGCACGCGGCCGACCAGGCGGCCAAGGAGACCGAAAAGCACGCCCAACTGATTGAGAGCCTGAGAACAAGGGTGGCCACGGAGCGGCAGCATTATCAAACGCGGCTGGATGCCTGGCATGGCAAGGACCCAGCAACGCGCGGCCCAGCGCCCACCGAGCCGGAATGGATGGCGAAAGGATCGAATGGCCCCTTGAGCAACGAAGAGAACGAAGTCCTGCGGCAACTCGATTCCCACAACACGCTGACCGGAAGACAGAACCCGGCCACATGGCGAGACCCACGGCAGCCGGCCGGCGGTTCATCAGCCGGTCAAGGTGGCCAGACACCCCAAAGGGGCGCAGTCCCCGTTCATGAGCAACGCCAGGCGTTAGATCAATTGATGAGAACCTTGTTGCAGCCAGGTCAAACGCCGCCGGCCTCCCCAACGCCAGCCATGTCCCAATCTCAGATTGATTCGGCTGCGGCCGAAATGAGACGGCAGCAAGCAAACAATCCTGGACCGACGGCGCGGCCGTGGTGGGACATCTTCGGGGGCCGGTAATGGACGACGTTATTCCCGATCAGGCGCCCGCGCCATCGCCAACGTCATCGGCCCAGCCAGCAGCTCAACAGGGACTGCCGGCGTGGTCTGACGTAGCGGGCACATTTCGGCAGGCTTTCCCAGACATCCCCGAGGATTATCTGCGCACGCGATTCGATCACGTGCGCCGGATGAGCAACGCTCGCCAATATTACGCCACCGGCGAAGGGGCAAACGAAGTCGGGGGCACGCCGGAATTTCTGGCAAGTCACTCAGTCCCGTTTATGTCAGGCGTCGGGCGCGCCGCAGAGAATGTCCGCTACGGGCGAGCGAGGGCACGTCTGGAGTCCGGTAGTCCTGAGCCTGCCGACTTTGCCATGATCGCACGCCACGAACAGACCCAGCAAGCGGACACGAGTCGAGGCGGTGCAGTCAACGCCCTGGCAAGCATCCCGGCCATAGCCGGCGAAGCCTATCTTGGCGGCGCCGCTGTCCGTGGTCTCGGTTTGGCGGCGCCAGCAGCGGCGGAAGGAAGTTCGCTTCTGAGCGGAATCGCGCGTAGTGCCATGTCTCCAGCAGCGTATGGCCGGCTCGCTGCGAATACTGCGGCGATGCCTTCGCTGTGGGCGCCGGAGTGGACGGAGAACAACATCCAAGCCGGGCGCGACCCGCTCGACTGGCACGGCGCGCCACCGGCGTTCGGCATGGCGATGGCGCAGAACGCCGTCCTCGGCTCGCTCGGCCACTATGGGAACAACGTCACTGGCCGCGGGATCGGCGCAACTCTGCTTCGCGGGGCCGTGCGCACAGGAACCGGCATGGTCGAGCAACAGGGGCTGGACGCGGCGGCCTCCGGGCTTGAGGACTTGACGCATCATGTTACCGGCTACTCGCTCGGTCTGCCGACCGGCTACGGGTTGCTCGGTTCCGTGGCCCGCGGAGATGATGCCTTGGGGCAGGCCGCGGTACAGGCGATGACGTTTGCCGTGTTTGCCGGCATGCACGAAGCCCAGAATCGGCCAGCAGCTGCCAGCGAGATTCTGCGGCGATTCCAGGAGCACGCGCAGGCTCTGCACGAACAAGGAGTTTCTCGCGAGGAAGCGGCTAAGGAACTGACACCGCCGGCTCAGCCAACGCCGGCCGCCGCGGAACCGGCAGCGCAGCCAGCCGGCGCGCAGCCGCCGCCACCACCGCCGGCCAATCCGGTCCATGCCGCCTTCGCCGAGGCGTTCCCAGGAGCCCATTCGACGCTACGTGGCGAGTTTGAAGCCAAGGTCGGGGAAGGCGAGCATCAGCGCACCGTCTACCTAAACCATGATCCGGACACGAATACCGTCCGCGTCGACTTCGAGGGCACCACTCCGGGTGTTCGCGCTGGCCTCCAACCGGGGTCTCGTGAGCTTGGCCGTGGCCTGCAAACACTGGTCGACAAGTTGCACGACACCGGGGCGAACATCGAATACCGGGCCATCGACTCGAACCGGACGGAGCGCCGGCAGGGGAACATCCCCAGGACAGGCCCAGAACGAAGGCGTGCAGACATTTATGGCGAGCAGATGAAGAAGGCCGGTTACGAGCAGACAGGTGGCCCAGGGATCGACCAGAGCGGCATCTACCGATGGAAACCCGTCGATAAGACCGCAGAAGCGCCAGGATCGCCCCAGGGCGGCCCAACAGGGGCTCAACAAGCCGCAGGTATACACACTTCGCAGCATACGGCCGAGCAATCGCGAGGCGTTATCGACTTGATTCCTTCACTTGCTGGCAAGTCTGAGGAACAGGTACGGACTGCTTTGATAAGGTCCGGCCTGATTCCGAATCTGGCTATGAATGAGCTTCTCCAGTTTGCGAGAGAGATTGTTCGTGATCCTGACGCTGTTGCCGGTGCAATGAAAGCCAACCTTGCGAGGAACGCCGAAGTTGCCGCAAGAACCGCAACGCCAGAGGCAAAAGCCGCAAAAGCCGAGCAGGTACGGCAATTAAATATTGCTTCGGTCAAACAGCAACTGGCGAACATCCCGAAAACGAAGACAGTAGCCGGCGTCTTTGGGCCGGAAGAACGGGCCAGAACGCCAGAAGAAATCGCCAAGCACAGAGCCTACTTGGAGAATGAGCTTCGCCAACTTGAATCGCAAGCGCCAGGATCGACGCAGCCGAGCGCGCCGGTTGAGCAGCCCGCAGTCCAATCTCCGCCCGAATCGCACGGCCTACCCCCTGAATTGGCGGCTTTGCTCCCCAAGGAAGGCCAGCAACCGGCCGGCAAGGTTCTTTCAGCGGAAGATCAGGGCCGGTTGTTCGGAGACCTTAACCCAGGCAGCCCACAGGCCCGGCGTGCGCGCATGGTCGATGAAATGCGCCGCCGGCAGGGGTTGAAGCCATTGGAGAAGCCCACGGGCCAGCAAGCGGCCACCGCGGAAGGGCGTGAAGGGGAGATGAGCCCGACCGAAGAGAGGGAGGCCCGGGAGAAGATCGACGAGGCGGCTGCCGAGCCGGTTCATGTCCCAGGGCTGACCAAGCTGGAACAGCGCGTTCTCGATGCGCGGGCAGTCCTGAACGATGCTGGCGTTGCGCCTTCGTTCCGAGATTTAGCGCCGAAGTTCGGGATGAGCCATGAATGGGTTCGTTTGACCGAGAAAGAAGCTCTCCGTAAACAGGGAATCCAACAATCCATAGCTGCCCAAGCGAAACAGAAGGTTGGCGATGCGATCCAAGCTATCCGCGACCGGCAATCGGAGGTTGTCGAGGGGGTCAAAGCCCATCTTGTCAGTGCCGACGAAATCTCAAACAACCCCGGCGAAGCAGATCGGAGCGCTTCGACCTTTGAAGGCCAATTGGATGCAGCCCTGACCAAGTTCGCCAGTGGCTTGCCCAAGCCTGGCGAGCGGCCACTGACCGATGCCGAGATTGCAATACTTAAACATTTCGAGGACGCATATCAGGGGATGGTGAACCATGTCCGAACAGTCAGGGACGAATTCAGGGTCCGGCGACGGCTCGCAACCGAGCCCGAGTCCGTTAAGCGTGCTTTTGAACAGGCACGCCGCCGCGCACTCCGGCCTGGCGAAGGTGCATCAACTGATGACGGCCCACGGGTTGGCGGCGAACGAGAAGCCGTCGAGCCGACATCCGTTCGACCTGCCCAGCAAGATCCACGGGACGCAGGGCCTGCGAATGCGGCAAAAGGAACTGGTGGCCGGGGGGCGCCGGCTGGGTCTGAGATTACCCCAGGCGAAGGGACCGCCACCGCCGATCACGAGCTGAGGCCCCAGGGCTGGGATGCCGAACCCGCCGACCGGGGGAGCGCCGCCTATGCCTCTGGAGGGCCAGATTCCACAGATTGGGACTTCCCCGAGCCAGAGCCCCAGCACAGCGCCGCCCGAGTCACAAGCGGACCAGAGCCAGGAGGACGACCAGGAGCCGCAGTAGGTGCCGAGCGTGCTGAGCCGGTCGATGAAGTGGCCCGCGCCGCCCGTGAGCTCGCCCAACAGGAAGGCGGCTACCTCGATCCGAATGCGCTCGAACGTGCCGGCATCGCCGTGGCTAATTGGCTGCGCCCGCGCGTCCGGTCCCTGATGGACAATCTCGCCGAACTTCGCGGCCGAATGGCCCCAAGGACAACACGGCTTGCCCAGGAGACCGGGGAAGCGTTGACCAGGCTGAACGCGGCCACGACCTACGCACGCGAAGCTGCCCCCAACTACATCGATCGAGTAATGGGGCCAGAGGCGACCCAAGCCGATCGCCGGCTCTATGGCACCACGCTCTACGAGATGCGATTCAGGTACGCCCGCGAACAGTACACGAAGTTGGCTGCTGACTCCGACAATGCCGCGGCCCGCGCCCGGGCAGCCGGCAAGGACAAGGAAGCGGCGATTCTGGCCGATCGCGCCACGGACGCCCACAAGCGGGCCGGCGAGATCGTTACCTTCATAGGCCAGGAGAACTCGCCGCTCAAGACGGAAGCGGATTACCAGCGCGCCGTGGCCGACCCGAAGATGCACAAGATTCTCGAAAACTGGCAGAAGGAATTCGTTCCAGAGATGGAGCGGAACTATCGCGGTGCTATGGGCCTCGACGAGTCCGACCCGATCCGCAGCTTCAGTCAAATGCCCGACCTGCCATTCAACGCCAAGGCAATCCGTGATCCAGCCGACGTGACTCCCGGCACGGTGTTCATCGGTGGTAAGGGCAACCTGAAGAACCTGAAAATCCGCAAGAGCCCCTTCGCCGAGCAAGCCGGCCTGAACGCACGGGCCTACGACACCGACCTCGGCGCCGTGATCGAGAACTCGCTGCAACGCGGGGTCATTGCGGCGCGCAAGGCCGAAATGTATCGGTCGGCCGTCGAGCATGACGTCGGGGCCTGGCACAAGCCTGGCCAGCAGATCGAGGGATTCAAGGAGATTCCTTTCACACGGCCGCCGAACGGCACCCAGGAGGCCAAGGCCGGCGAAGTGTTCTACGCCCGTGACGATGCCTACGGCGAGATTCGCAGCGCGCTCAAGGTCGATCAGCCGGTGAGCCGCCTTCCGTTCACAAACCTGCTCACTAAGGCATCCTTAATGTCCACGGTCGAGACGGCATACCACTCGAAGAATCTCGTCACCATGTTTATGAAGCCGGGCATGTCGCCGGTGGACTTCATGCGGAACGGGATCGGTCTCGTCACCAAGAGCCCGGAGATGGCCCAGCGACTGGTCGAGCTGGCCCGCATCGGCGCCCTGAAGGATCGCGGCCAGGAATCAGGAGTCTACGGGAAGTACAACCCGCTCGAATGGACCGGCAAACTTCTGGATGTTGTTCAGCGCACGCAACGCTTGACAGCCGACGACGCCTTCAACCGGCTTCAGAGGCAGGGCCGCGTCGAAGGGACGGAGACAAACCGGCGAGACTTCATCAACCAACTCGGCCAGTACAACAAGGCCGCCCAGCAGAAGTATGTGGCCCTGGCCCGTGACCTCGGCCTGGGACCGTTCGCCACCGCCGGCACGAACTATTACATGCAGGGCCTCGACGCTTTGACGATGAATCCAGGCGTCAAGGCCACCAGCGCCGGCCAAGCTCTGGGGCTGCGTGCCGAGATGCTTGCCCGCTTCGCACTGGTAGCGGCCGTCGTGCCCATCGTGAACTTCCTGCGCTGGAAGAGGATCGACGGCGACGACAACACGCCGCTCGGGGCAATCAAGGTCGGGGATCACGAAGGTAAGACGTCCTATGTCGATCTGATGGCCTTGACCGGATTGACCCGCGGTGCACGTCA